TGGGCTCTTCCGCGCAAGATCACGGTTTCCGAATGGGCGGACGCGCACCGTGAGCTGGATACTAAGACCGGCCCGGAGGGCGGTCGCTGGCGGACCAGCCGCACGCCGTATTTGCGCGGGATCATGGACGCCTTTAACGATCCATGGGTGCGCGAGATTACGGTGATGAAAGGGACCCAGCTCGGCGGGACTGAGTGCATGCTCAACATGCTCGGGTATTGCGCGGCGGAGGATCCAGGGCCGACACTTTGGGTCGGTCCGGATGAAAATATTGTCCGGTCTTTCTGCGCGGAACGTATCCAACCGATGTTTAGCCTGTCCGAGGATCTGATCAAACATCTTTTTAGTATGAAACGCGAGGAGTTCAACAAGGCGGGCATTACTCTGGATCGCATGAATCTGCATATCGCATGGGCCGGATCTGCCGGCAAATTGGCATCCAGGCCCGTCAGAAACGTATTTCTTGATGAGTTAGACAAGTTTCCCGCATTTGCCGGCCGTGAGGCCAGCCCGATCAAGTTGGCGTCTGAGCGCACAAAAAACTTTTGGAACCGGCGGATTGTTAAGGTTTCAACCCCCACGACAAAAGAAGGGTACATCTACCGTGAGTATGAGAAATCCGACAAACGCATGTACCACGTGCCTTGTCCGCATTGTGGGACATATCAGCCGCTGGTGTTTGGTCAGGTGCGGGTCCCGGAGGATGAGCACAGCCCACAGAAAATACAGGATGAGCATCTGGCCTGGTATGAGTGCGTCCACTGCCAAAAGAAAATTTTTGATTATCACAAACAATCAATGCTCGAGGCTGGCGTCTGGGTTCCGGAGGGGGCCGAGGTGACCCCTGATGGGCAACGAAAGAACTGGCCGAAACGAAAAAGTTCGCGCGCGGGTTTCTGGATCAATTCGATTTATTCGCCATGGCTGACATTCTCCGATATTATGGCCGAGTTTTTCTCATCGAAAGACGACCCGGAGACTTTGATGAATTTTGTCAATTCCTGGCTGGCCGAAACTTTCGACGAGAAAGATAAAGAAACTGACGAGAATGATGTTAAAAAATTATGCGTTGATTATCCGGAGGGCGTTGTCCCGGATCCTGTTCAGGTTTTAACAGGGGCCGTTGATGTTCATAGCGACGAGAAGCATTTTTATTTGACGATCCGCGGCTGGGCGAAGGGACCCGCAGGCCTTCAGTCGTGGCTGATTCGTAAATCACGGCTTGAAACATTTTCTGATATTGCCAACGCGTTGTTCAACACGGAGTACGCAAAAAGTAACAACGTAACAATGAAGGTCCGCGCGAGCGTCATGGATAGCGGATATCGCACGGATGAGGTTTATAAATTCTGCCGGCACTACATTGATAAAATCGCGCCGACGAAAGGATTCGACACGCTGAACGGATTGCCGTATCGATCGAAAAAAATTGACAAACTTCCCAACGGAAAGCCGCTCCCCGGCGGAGTTGTTGTGTACGATCTGGATACAAATTATTACAAAGACAAGCTCCATCGTCAGATGCATCCGGAGTCGATGGACGATGCATCTTGGTTTGTTTTTAATGAGCCCGGTGAGGATTATATCAAGCAGATGTGTTCCGAGCATAAAGTACCCAAGCGGGCTGGAAAGAAGAAGATCAGAATCAGCGTTTGGGAGCAGAAAACGTCCGCGGCCCAGAACCACTATTGGGATTGTGAGGTATACCAATTGCTCGTCTCGGATATCCTTCGCCTTGATATGTTGGAGAATCCGGACGGATCAAGGCAGAACGTTTATCGCGGCGATGATGAAAAGAAACCAAGTTGGTTAGGAAATACGGCCGGTGTCGGCGGAATGAAGGGCTGGGTGCGCGGATGAGCAGCTGGGCAGGCGAAACAAAAGGGTGGATCGGCGGTAGGAACGGATCCATCAAAAAAGACCTGCCATGCGCGCAGAAATGCAAGACCGTGGTATTATATATTGTCCGTTGCCCGGAATGCGGGAGCAGAGATCACCGAGTTTATTCGACGGATCTGCCGATTCGATATCATAAATGTGTCAATGGACATCTGTTTAAGTCGATTGAAAAGGAATGTGCGGTGGAGAATTGAATTTACACACTTTAGTGTACATCACCTAAAAAATATGTTATTATGCTACCCTTTATATAATATGTTATACTTATAACACATGAAACCTTCTCGGCAAAAAATTCTTAGTCTGATTTCTTTTTTTACAACACAAACGAAATTTTGCGGGCGTACTAAGCTTGCAAAGATTTTATTTTATTGTGATTGGAAGCATTTAAAAGAGACAGGAAGAACCATTACTGGACTCCAGTATACTGCATATCCATTTGGACCGCTCCCGGCAGATTTGAATGACGCTTTAAGAGAAAAAGATAGTGATTTGGGAAAGTTTATCCAATATAAAGAAAATCAGGAAAGATGTCAGAGGCCGATATCGGTGAGCTTTTTATTTAATGGAAAGCTTTTCACGCCATTCGAATTGGACATCATAAAAGAAGCAGCGTTTATATTTCAAGAGGCGACAGCTGATATGATGGTAAGGATATCACACGGTATTGATCAGCCTTGGACTGTTACGAAAGATACACAGGGCATGTTTTCTATTATAGATGAGAAATTAGCATTCTCAGATTCGGACGCACAGATTTCTTTAGATGAATATTTGGACAGGAAAGAAGAAGAAAACGAAACGTATCGGATGGTTTATGGCGAGAGGTGATGTTTTTTTCTCAAGAAATCATCAGTTCGATGATGGCGGAATCGCAAAAAAACTTTTAATACTGCTAAATGATCCAATAGAAGACAACTGCTATTTTTTTGTAAAAACCACATCACAAAAAAAATATAAAAAAAATCTCCCAGGATGTTATTCAAATGATCGGGGCCAAGGGTATTATGTTATCCCAAAAAATGTTGATTGGTTTAAAGAAGATTTTACATGGGTCCTTTTTTATCCTATCATCAAAATGTCATCTGAAGAGGTATTAAAAGAGTCTCTTGAAAAACGGAATTTACAGTATCAAACAACACTAAAAGATAAAACAATAAGATCTATTATTAATTGTATGAAAAATTCTATACATGTCACCGGGTTTGATGTGGATATAATTGCTAAGAAGCGATAAGAAATAACTATTTTACCAATCCGTAGTAACGATGTTCTTGACCCCACCGTAATATCATGCGATTATAAACCGTGAAATTTTGCTGAAAGCTAAGCTGAAGGAGAGCGGCTTAGCTGGATTCTAATCAAAAAGAAAGGCATTTCTTGACGGGCATACCGTCGGAAGGCCTTTCTTTTTTTGTTTAAGGGCTCCATGGCTTCAACTAATGCAGAACTACTGGTCAAGATTAAGGACGCGATTGAGGCAATTCTCGACGGCGGAGCTGTGCAAAGCTACACCATTAATGGACGTAATTTGCAGAGGTATTCCCTTACAGAGTTGATGGAACTGCAGGCCAAGATTGAGCGTGATATCGCGCTCGAGGGCGCGCCGCGGTCAACTGTCGTACGCTTTAACCAGCCGGAGTAATGATGGCCGATAAAAAAACAAAATTAACGCTATTTGACAAGGCCGGTTATGCATTGGATTCAGCTATCGGACTGATTTCACCGGCCGCTGGGTATAAGCGCACAGTAATGCGCGACGGATTTGTGGCGATCAAGGGCATGTCCGGGCAATACCGTGGGGCCAAAACAAACCGGCTGAATGAAAAATACACAGTTTTGCCTGGGTCAGCTGATCAGGACACGATCGATGATCTGCCGAAACTACGCCAGCGCAGCCGTGACCTGATCCGGAATAATCCTTTTGCCGGATCGATCGCGCACACGATCGATACCAATATCGTCGGCATGGGGATCCGGCCGCAGTGCCGTATTAAAAAAGATCGGGTTGTAAAAGAGCTCGGCATTTCTATCGGCCAGGCCTCGGAGATAGCCGAACAAATGGAAGAAATCTGGGAGCGGTGGGTTCCGTTTGCGTCAGCGGACAACCGGCTGAATTTTTATCAGATGCAGGCGTTGGTTAATCGTCAGCGATTTGAAAACGGTGATGTATTTTTGATTCCGGTCATGAAGCCGATCAAAAATGATCGTCCTTATGAGCTGGCGTTTCAGACGATCGAGGCGGACCGTGTGGACACGCCCAGAGATAAACTTTCGGAAAAGAATTTCCGCGCCGGTGTAGAGATCGACGATTTTGGCGCGCCGATCGCTTATCATATTTCAGAAGGATTTCCCGGCGATTGGCGATATCACTCATATGCTCAAAACACACAGTTCCGGTCTATCCCTGCCTACGATCGATTCGGTCGCAAAAATGTGATGCATATTTATAAAATGTTGCGGCCTGATCAGTCGCGCGGCGTCCCGGATTTGGCCAATGTCATCGAAACGTTTAACCATCTGGATCAATATCTTGAGGCTGAAATCATTAGCGCGCGCGTGGCCGCGTGCTTGTCGTTGTTTATCAAGACTGTGCCCGATGCCTTAAATAACGGATTGGGGTTTGCCGGGACAGGTGCGGAAACAAATACGCGCGGGCAGATCATCGATGATATTGAACCGGGGATGGTGAAATATTTGTTCCAGGGTGAGGATATCGTCACATGGAACCCGGCGCGACCCGGGCAGACGTTTGACGCGTTTGTCCAGGTGATCCTGCGCATGATTGCGGCCGGGCAGAATCTTTCCTACGAGATGGTCGCGAAGGACTATACAAAAAGTAATTATTCCAACACCAAAGCATCCCTGCAGATGGCTTATAAGGGATTTCGGAATCTGCAGAGTTTTATTGCGTGGAACCTGTGTCAGCCGGCATGGAACATGTTGATGGAAGAGGCGTATCTGCGCGGGCATCTTCAGCTGCCAAATTTTTATGAGAAAAAACATTTATGGATGCGCGTCCAGTGGATGCCGGACGGTTGGGAGTGGGTCGATCCGAAAAAGGAAACGGAAGCGAATGTGATGGCGGTTGAAAACAATATCAAGACGCTGGCCGATATTGCAGCCGAGAGGGGCATGGACGAGGAAGACATTATCGATCAGCGGGGAAAAGAATTAAAGCTGATTAAGGATGCCGAGGAAAAGTATGGCGTTAAGTTTTCGAAATCGGGCGCCCCAAAAGCGGTCGCGGAAAAGTCTGAAAATGAAAATGAAAACGAAAAAACAGGACCAGAAGAAACGGAAGAATAACAAAATTTTAGTCATTCCCGGCGTGAACAGGATGGAGGTTTGCCGCGGGGTGCTTATTGAGGAGGTTAATCCATGGAAGAACGATTTTTAAGAACAGGTATTGCCAAAGGCTTGTCAAAAAACGGACGTGTTGACCGTGAAGAAAATATTATCTATGGATACTCGGTCATGGAAAAAGGCTTCGTTAAGGATTTTCGTGGTTGGGAAATTGATGACGACACCCTTGATCAGGTTGTTAAATCAGGCAACGCGATCAAAGCCGGCGCCAAATCCAGATTTGGCCATCCTAATATGAGCGGTACCGCGTTCGGAACATTCCTTGGCCGGGCAAAAAATTTCAGAAAAGACGGAGATGTGGTGCGTGCTGATCTTCATTTATCTGAGACATCGTTCAGCACACCTAATGGCGATCTTGGAACCTATGTACTTAATATGGCCGAGAATGAGCCGGAAATGTTCGGAACGTCTTTGGTTCTGCGCGATTTCAGTTTTGAATACAGGCTGGAAAAAGATGGGACAAGAAAAAAAGATAAACAAGGCAATGATTGTCCTCCCCTTTTACGCGTGAAATCCTTGGCGGCGTCTGATGTGGTCGACTCGCCGGCCGCCACTAATGGCATGTTTGCCACACAGTTTTTCAATAATTCGGTTAAACCGTCGGCGGAAATGACCGAATTTTTGGATAAATTTCTGGCATCGGACGATGCCGTTGATAAGGTGCTTTCCTTTTTAACACGATACAAAACAAATCGTGATGAGATAGATGAGGATTTGGAAGTGACACAAGAAAAAAAAATCAAACAAGGAGTTGATGATATGGATTTAAAAACAATCACATTGGAACAACTGCAGGCCGGGAATCCTGATCTGTTTAAGCAGATCCAGGACGCGGCCAAGAGTTCCGAGAATAAGGACAAACTACAGGCAATCAGCGCGGCCAAAGCTGAAGGAAAGGCCGAAGGCGTGAATGAGGCAACATCCAAAGAGCGCGCGCGCGTTCTGGGGATTCTGGCCTTCACCAAGGTCAAGGAGCTTTCCGCTTACGGCGCAGTCGCTGAAAAGTGTATCACCGACGGCGATACGGTGGCGAAAGCGGAGCTTGCGATCAAAGACGCCAGGCTGGCCGATCTGGAAAAAGGGGCAAATAAGCCGATCGCGTCGGGTGACGGGAATGCCCTGGAGGGCGGTGTTGGAACGGGAAAGGCCAAGACGAGTCATGAGGAGCATTTGGACCGAGGGAGGGCATATCAGGCAGAGCATAAATGTTCGCTTGAAGCTGCCATGAAAGCAACCGCAGACAAAAAGTAATTGATTTTTAAAAAACGAAACAAGGTTCTAAAAATAGGAGGGAACAATGAGTCAGCAGAATGATGGGATGAAAGCATTCGTTGCCGGCGAGGCCCTTGAGGCTTTTCGCCGGGTCAAACTGTCGAGCAGCGAGGTCGTGTATGCCGATCAATCCGACAGCGACAATTATATCGGTACCACGCAGGAAAAGGTTTCTGACGGCGACATGGTCACAGTTCGATTGAAGGGGACAGGAAGAACGTCCAAAATGGTCGCATCCGAGGCCGTTGCCGAAGGCGCTTCCTTATATGCGGCCGACGACGGGAAAGTTTCCGATACTGCAAGCGGAAACGTGATCGGCAAGGCCCTGGAAGCCTCGACAGCAGACGGGGATGTTATCGAAGTTCTTCCTGATGTCGCAAGCGTTGAAGTCGATGGCGCATCGACGTCGGTGGAAGCGGAAGACGCGAACGGATCGATCCCGGTTGTTTTCAAAAAACAAGGGATCACCGATGCCAATACGGCGGCGGCTACGATCGTCACGTCACTGCCATTCAAATGCAAAATTATTGACTGGTGGTTGATTTCCAGGGACACCACCGCTGGAAACGTGAAATTGCAGAATGGCACGCCTACTGATCTGTCAGCAAACGTTGCCAAGGGCACGGCAGACGATACGCTTGTCCGCGGCGGAACGATCGTTGATGCGACGGATGAGTTGGCGGCAGGGTCAGCGCTTAAAGTTTACGCGAGCGCCGCTGCTGCGTTTGATGTGTTTGTTATGGTTGTTCGCGTTGCGTAATCGCGGACGCTTTAGGGTTAACATTAAAAACAATTAACAAGTGAGGATAACAATGGGACTTTTAAGAGACAACGCAACAGCGCGTCCTGATCTGTCTGCGGTGATCATGGAGCACATGGGCCAGGAAAACGACTTCATCGGAACGCAGATTTTTCCGATTTTTGGGACTGAAAAAAAAGCCGGGACAGTTCCGGTTGTTCAACGGGAGAGTTTAACGGCAAAAGAGGACACTAAACGGTCTTTCGGTTCGAAATATAATCGAGGGACCATCCGTATTGGTGAGGTAAGTTTTGCCTGTGAGGAAAACGGTTTTGAACAGCCTCTCGACGATGGTGAAAGGGCGCTGTACAAAGCTGCATTTTCAGCTGAACTCGTGTCAGCTAAAGCAGCCATGAATACTGTTTTAATCAATCAGGAATACCGGATCGCTCAATTACTTATTGATACGAGCGTGTTTACCGGGGCTGCGTTGTATACGGATTACTCGTCGGCGCCTTGGGCGACCGCGGCTTCTGATGTTTTGCTGCACGTCCGAACTGTAAAAAATAAAATTCGGATGAACTGCGGCATTGAGCCGAATACGCTTGTTATTTCCAAAACCGTTCTCGAGTATTTGAAAAGCAACACGGGGATCAAGGATTCCATCAAATACGTCAAGGAATTGACGGACGAGGAATTAAATAAGGCCTTAGCGGCTTTATTTGGTGTTCAGTTCGTGCGGGTTGGAAAAGCAATTTACAACTCCGCGAAAGAAGGTCAGACGTTTTCCGGATCCGGGATCTGGTCGGACACTTACGCGTCGTTGTGTGTGGTTTCAAACGACAAGGAAAATCTGAAAGACCCGAGCGTTGGCCGGACATTCCTGTGGACCGCAGAGAATCCGGAAAATGCCCTGGTTGAGCAGTATCGTGATGAACCGATTAAGAGCGATGTGTTTAGATCTCGTCAGTATACGGATGAGAAATTAATCGATCCGTATTTTGGACACTTGCTCAAAATCGCATAGTTTTTGTAGAGGTTAATTACGAAAGGGCCGGTCACGGCCGGCCCTTTTTTTAAGACAGGAGGAAGTTATGGCAAAGCAAAAAGACGAGTCAACGCAATCCAAGGCGGTCAAAAAAGTTAAAGTTGAATTGACGTTGAACGAACTCCGCGGGATCGCTGGCAAGGATTATTCCGCCGGGACGGTTGTGTTGTCTGGCGAATTAGATATTCCAGGAATGACGATCGATGATTTGAACCGCGGATTTGCAATCAAGCAGATCGTCGCGCAGGAGGCCTAAGCATGGCGACCAGGGATCTGGTACAGACAATAGGGGACGCTATTCCGTTTTCATTCACGTTTAAGGATGAGAACGGAGACGCTGTAAATTTAACCGGCGCGCTGTTGTCGTTCACGATCAAGGAAAATTTGAGCGATGCCGACGCGGCCGCCGTATACGCAAAGGATGTCACCAGCCACGACGATGCTGTGAATGGGTTGACATCCTTTGTTGTTCCTGCGGCAGAGACAGCGCTGCTGTCCGGTGAATATTATTACGATATCCAGATCGTTTGGGCGAACGGCCGGCCGGCAACGATTTTGAAAGGGGTTATGGAATTTACGTATGAGGTAACAAAAAGGACGAGCGCATTATGAGCGGGCATCAGATTAACGTTACAGTCAATGATGGATATGCGATCGCGGTTGAATTGTCCGGAACGCTTGGCGGGGCAATGGCGCTGGGGGATTGGGCCTGGGCGGTTTCTCCGGTTGAATCTCCAGATGGAAGCAGAACGCGGTTTACTCTTCCTGATAGCGATGAGTACGCTTCTGGAAAGATTTTCATAATCCGCGATGGAGTGACGCTGGTCATCGGCAGTGGGTTGACGGCTGTCACCGGAAGCCAGGCGCAGATCGATTTTGATTCCGCGCCGGCTGCTGATGAGGATATCAAACTTTTCTACATTAGGGCGTGATCATGAAACGCATTTTTTATTTTATATTTTCCGCAATCGTTTTGATCTCAGCATGCCGGCAGGCTCTCGCTGCAGATCCCAAGGCAGTAAGGATCCGTATTGATGATGCCGGCGAATATTTTGCCACCGACAACGTCGAGGCCGCGCTGCAGCAGATGGGGGCGGCGGGTGGATCCGGATCGCGGACTGAGGTTGTTTTCTTTGTGATCAACGGCAACGGCTCCGTGATCTCCGCGGCCGCATCAGGACACAAGCCGGTGGCGATTACAGGGACGATCACCAAGTGGGAAATCGTTTCCAATGTTTCCGGATCGATCGTGGTTGACGTCAAAAAATCCACGTATGCGGGATACGACACCTTCGTATCGATCGCGGGGACTGAAAAGCCGACGATCATAACCAGCACAAAGGGCACGGACACGAGTCTGACGACATGGACAACGTCGGTGACGGCTGGGGACCGGCTGCAGGCGGTCGTTGATAGTGCGGATATCAACGGAATCGTTGTTTTAGCAATTTATGTTACGGGGAGTTAAAACCATGAAAAAAGCATTTCTGATTTTAGCGTTTTTGATGGTGTGCGGGAATGCTTTTGCTCAGGAGGCAGAGAAACCCGTCGAGGAGAAAGCGGTTTGTTATTACGTTTATCTCGACCGGCAGTCTCCGGTCACAAACACAGTAAAGGGTCAAAACGAAAAAGGCGATGTGATTGACGTCATTCCATGCGCTGACATTAGGCCGCCGGAATGGGACTTTAAAAATTTCGATATTATTAAAATGAGTTTAACATCAACGGAAGCCGCTGAATTAAAAGAGCCGTTACTTGCGGCGGATGCTTCCGAGGCAAACGGGTGGGAAATTGAAAAAGAGCGTAAACATAAAATAGATGTTTCGACAATACAAAAAGCAGTACCGTCGGGATTAGGGGACAACCTTTATGAAAAAATTGACATTTCTGAACAGCTTACTGTTAAGTCTGTCGTTGTTGCTGATAGCAAGTAACGCGTTGGCGGTGACAGATTTCGGAATTACTATTAAATCAAGCGGTGGCGACTATACGTCAATTTCCACAGCTGAATCAGTGTTTGATTTCGATATTCTAAACATGGTCGTTGCTTCTTTCGACGCCAGTAGCGGAACGATCCCAGACAATACGGCGTGTACTACCGATTCAGGAGCGACATCAGGAAACTGTGTGCATCAAAGCGTCGGCGGACAACTTCTCATAACTGGAGTTAGTGGCGGAACGTTTGATGATAATGATGTTGTTACCGATGGTACCAACACAGTAACGTTGTCCTCCGGTACTGATTCGGCGTATATCGTAATGACAGTTTATATAGATTTAACTTCGTTCACGTTCGATGGGGGAACGTACCATTCTAATGATGGCAGTTGGCATAATGTTGTAACAGTGCGCGGAGACACGACTGATTGGAATGGAACTCCGTCGGGAATGATTCAGATTACTGCTGGCGGCGTGTCAACGGTAAATATGAGAGACCGGTTCATCTCTTTACAAAATTTCTATATTACAGGTTCTGACGATTCTACGGTTGCTCTTTCTTTTAATGCTACTAGTTCAAATTTGATTTGTGATGGATGTGGGTTTGGCGCCGGTTACGAAATAAGTTCTAATTTTGCGATTCGTCTTGTAAATTCAGTATCAATAGATTCCCCAGGATTTGGATTCACTAATTATCCGTCGAGCTCGGTCTCTGTCGGTCAACAATACTATAACTGCGTGGCAATTAACGCTGGATCTTACGGATTTTCAAAAGGAGATGTGGGCACGGTTTACGCTTATAATTCAGCCTCTTTTGGCGCAACTTCTGGAGATTTTGCGTCTACGGTTGTGGGGAATTATAACGCCTGTTCTGACACTAGTTGTAATATTTTCACAAATTACGTTTCTGGGCTGACGATGGCCAATGAAATCACTGATGGCGCGAATGGTGATGTCCACTTAAAAAGCGGAAGCAATCTCATCGACGCTGGTTATGATTATTCCGGCGCGACGGGCGTAGATTACGACATTGACAATGTAACCCGTTCCGGCACATGGGACATCGGGGCGGATGAGTATGTGGCGGCAGGTGTAACCGATTTTTATTCCGGCCGAGGCATCGGCCGGGGAATTTCAAGGGGGGTATTTCGATGATAAAGAAAAATTTGTCTTTTATTTTGTCCATCGTAATTCTTTTAACGTCAACCATTTCGCCTGTTTTTGGCATTGAGATTGTCCGGCAAAAAAACGTGGCAACTAAAATCCTAGTGCCTATCGTTGACGCTGACGGCGATCTGGTTTCAGCCGCCGCCGGTCTTGACACGGAGTTTACATATTGGGGCGACGGTGATTCCGCGGTGAACTGGGCCGATCTAACCGCTGAAATGGTCGAATTGCAAGCGTCCGGGTGGTACGAGTTAAGCATAGCACAGAGCGAAATGAATCACGACTATATTGCCATACAGACAAAGACCTCGACTTCCGGGGCCAAAACTCAAAATATTTTAATCCGCACGACCGTCGGCGATCCGTTGTTATTGGCAACCACTGACGATGGCGGTGTGATCAATGTCACATCCGGAAAAGTTGACGAGGTAGCCGCGTTAACAGGCCACACGGCCCAGACCGGGGATGCGTATGCACGTTTAGGCGCTCCGGCAGGTGCGAGCGTTTCGGCTGATGTTGCGGCCATCAAATCAGATACAGGTGCAATCCTGACCGACACTGCGGCCCTTGACACATCGGCAGAGTTGCGGACACTTCTTTTTGGGAGCGACACCGCAGGGGCCACAGCGGCCAACCAGACAACGATCATTGGATATATTGATACAGAGGTTGCGGCGATCCTTGAGGACACCGGGACAACTATACCGGGAACGATTACAACGATTGACGGCATTGTTGACGCAATCCTTGTTGATACCGGGACAACCCTTGACGGGAAACTCAACACGATCGACGATTTTCTCGATACGGAAATCGCCGCGATCCTTGCCGATACCAACGAACTTCAAACAGACTGGGTCAACGGCGGCCGCCTTGATTTATTGCTGGATGGTGCTTCTTCCGCGGGTGACCCGTGGCTGACGGCACTGCCCGGTGAATACGCAGCCGGGACTGCCGGAGCAATCATCGGAGGGTTCAGCGCATCATCTGACCCGTGGAACGTTTCAATCCCGGGAGAATACGCAGCCGGGACGGCAGGCTACATTCTCGGGACGAATATCAACGCGCCGGTTGGCACGGTTGACACGGTTGTGGACGCGATTAAGGCCAAGACCGATTCGTTGACGTTTACCGGGGCCGGGATTGTTGATGCCAACGTGGTCAACTGGAAGGGGTCGGCGGCCGCCGCCATGACCGGCGACGCATACGCACGCATAGGCGCGCCCGCGGGGGCGAGCGTGAGCGCGGACGTTGCGGCAATCAAGAGCGACACCGCGGCCATCCTGACCGATACCGCGGCCATGGACACGTCGAACGAGTTAAGGACATTATTAACCGGCGGCACTTCGGCCCTGTCAACTCTGACAGCCTCAGATAATATCGGCATAAATTGGGGAGATATCAGCAATCCTACGACAACAGTGTCCCTGTCCGGGACAACGGTCGGCACGGTGACCACACTAACAACGTGGGACAAAACCGGCTATGCGCTCAGCGCGGCCGGCATCGATGCGATCTGGGATGAGGTGCAGTCTGGACACGCTGTTGCCGGGAGTTTCGGAGCGTATCTTGATGCTGACGTATCAGGTTTGAGCACGTTCGATCCGGCAACGGATGAGGTGGATATCGGCGCAGTAAAAGGCACAGTAGTGACGAACATCGATGATTTTAAGGACGGAGCCGTAACGACGATTTACTAAACAGGAGCGAAAATGATCTTCGAGATCCAGCCGCACAAAGGTGTTTCGATCGTGCGGGGATTCCGCGATGAAGAAGATGAGAACTACATCATGGTTATGACAATATTTCACAACGGATCCGCAGCACTGATCGAGGGGTTTTTAAGCAAATCCTCACTGAACGCGCTTGAGTTGGTGGCCTTGTGGCGGTTTCTGTGCTCGAACCTCAAAGAGAGATTTATTGAGTGTCAGGTGACGTTTGAGCATGGACGTGTGTACAAGGAATTTCTTCACGTCGTCAACTCGTTTGCCGTAAGGATGTTTAACGGCAAGGAGCGGGAGAATTTAACGATAGATATGAGTAAAGGTATCAAACATTTTTATTTCAACAGCGTGAAAACAACAGGAGAGTAGAAAGATGGCTCACGAAACACAACTCCCGGAATGCGCGGATTTTAAAAAGCGCGCCGAAGGTTTTATGTCCGAATCAACGTGTAAGGGCGGAACCCGTGAGCGTCTGATTATTGCAGAACAGGATATTAAAAATTTGAGAAGCGAAATCAACGTCATAAAAAAAGATGTTTTAAAGGGCGCAGTCATCGGCGGGATTATCGGGGCATTGATAGGGTCTGGCGCGGCTCCGGCCGTCTCTACGGCGATCGGGATAATATTTAAACTATGAGCAAAGACAAACAGCACAAAATTGACAAGATTAAAATTATCCTCAAGGACGTTGAGGATCAGATCGGGTATGTAAAATTATTGATTGAATCCATGGAAATCGAAGATGAACACAAAAATGGAACTGGCGAGCCTGGCCGACGTTGAGCGAAAGTTCTGGTGTAAGACCTGTAAAGAGTATTTTCCCGTGAAGGGATGCGGGACGGCATATGTACATAAATGCGGACATTTAATAACAGCAGAGGAGAGTGAGGAAGATGAGAAATCTATTGATTGTCATTCTACTTCTGGCCCTGGTTGAAGGCATGGCTGGGTGCTCAACCATAACGTATGAGAGCGCCACCGGAGAAAAGGCGACGTACACGCGCGTGGGCCCGCAGAATCTTTCCGGGATTACGATCGCAAAACAGGATCAAGACATTGCCATCAAGATCGAATCACAGCGCACGATGAATCAGGAACTTTCCGCGGCCGTGGCCGACATCGCGAAAACAGCGGCCGCATTATCAACGAAGTGAGGCATGAATGGCAACCGTCAGATTGGCATTTTATAAGGCACAGAAAGGCGATTTCTGGGGAAACCTAATCGCTGGATATACTTCTCAATTTAATCCAGGCGTTCCGAATTATTGTCATGTTGAGATCGGGATCCCGGTTAAGGGATCGTTCAAATGGTATTCCTCGGCGTCTCGCAATGCCGACGGAAAGACCGGAACGCGCTGGATCCCTGAGAAGGATCTGTTCGCGCATCCGGAGCGCTGGGATGTGATTGAGGTTGAGGCGGTACGTCCAATCGATGCCATGCTGTTGACGTGTCTGGAGGAATGCGGCAAGCCGTATGACTGGCCCGGGATCATGGGTTTTGCAACGCCGTTCGGGCAGCTGAACTCAAAAAATAAATGGTACTGCTCAGAGATCTGTAATTACGTATTTTTTGGGAAGTGGGTTAAGAGGATCAGCCCGAAGAGGTTTTTCAATAAAATTTTAAATCAGAAATACTCGTGGGATATTTGAGAATGAAAGGGAAGAGGCTGGTTGACAATTTAGATCCGAAAAATCCAAAGGAATATTCGAAGTACGTATTCCCGGGAGGATCAGTAATGTGGCGCGTGATGGCGCCCAATATGGTCACCGGCGTTCTGGGAGAAGAAAATATTATCGAGCATGACGACGGCACCATATCGTCACGCGGGACAATTTACGTTCAGAACAATACACCGAAATATTGGGTAGGGCTAATTGACCGCGGAGCGTGGAAGGAAAGCCGATGAGCTTTAAGGATATGATGAAAAATGATTTAAAGGATGTGGTCCTCAATACCGATGAGTTTGCACAAGCGGTTGTGTACACGCCATCGGGCGGGACAGCGCGGACGATCAACGTGGTTCTTACGTTTAAACCGTTGGAGCCAATCGATGAGGATTTCGGCCGGGCGCTGCATCACACGGCAGAGATGGACGCGTTAAACGATGCGACAGACGGGATTGATGAGGTGAGCGTTTCAGGTGACCGGATTACGTTGACAGATGATACCGGGACCAGCAGGACCGCAAGAATCCTGCGAGTGATCAGTTCCGATGATGCGTCAAAAAAACTTTTAATAGGCTGGTAGTCATGTTCACGATGGAAGTCGAAAAAGTCAAATTAAGTAAGGCCCTGCGGATCGCCCCACAGGAGCTTAAAAAAGAGCTTTGGAATGAGTTTGACCATATTCCAAGGAGTTTCTTATCGACGTTCCGCAAGACGCGTTTACAGGGGCCTCCAGGTATTTATGGTGACGGCAAAGAGGGACTATTCGGCCAATTCAAAAAACGTCAGATCGGAAGAAATCCAGCGTTTTGTCCTATTGGTGATGCGAGTGACATGGGATTTGAAATTCTTTCTAATTCCAAGACGATCGGCCCGCGACATGAATTTGGAATACCGCTGCTTCCCCAGGGCGATCATTTATTAATACCGTTTCGAGCCAATCCAGATGCGCGCCAAAGAATGTATACGGCAGGAAAAAAACCGCGGTTAAAAAAGCAATACCGCGACGCTGGAAATGTCAAAAAAATGTTCTCTATGCGCGTTAAAGGAAGCGAGTATTTGGTCAAGCGATTTGGTGAAAAGCTTGTTTTCTTATACATCAAAAAAAATAAGGCAGAGTATAAAGATGCCCTTGGATTTTATGACACATGGAATGGCATGATTCCCAAGGCAATCGACTATATGAACCGCGCCGTTGATCGGGCGCTTGCAAGATTGTGAGATTGATATGGGTGACACGATAAGAGAAAAGATTTTGCAGTATCTACATAGCGATATCCTTCCGCTGATGCGGAAAGGGAACGACTATTCTTATGAGTTTAACGGCGATCAGGTTGAGCGGTTTTCAATGTACGGCCCGGCGTCAATTGAGCTTCCACGGATAGTGATCACCAGCGGTGATGAAGAACTCATGGACGAAAAACCGAATGATATTAATGAATACGATTTATCGGTATATTTAAGTGTTTATATCATTCACGACGAGAGCGATCGTATTAAAACCGATCAGCATTTAAATAGATTAATTGGTGATCTGAAAAAGGTTCTCGCTGTCGACAACACGGTCGGAGGATATGCGATCGATTGTAAACCGGTTAGGATTTCTCCGTTTGCGAATACTGATGAGCAAACGTATGCCGGCGTTGTCGTAGAGTTGAAAATTAAATATAGACAGTTACGAACAGATCCAACGAAACAATCATGAGGAGGGCAATATGCCACTTTTAGGAAAAAAAAGACAACTGGCTTTTAAGGCCGAGGGCTCTGAGGGCGTCGCGGAGACACTAACCGCTGCTGAAGCTGGACTTCTTGTTGAAATGACTCCACAAATGTCGTTTGATCCAGAGATGATTCCACGTAATCCGATCAGGGCATCTCTGAGCAAACACGGCGATCTTATCGGAAAGCGCCCAGGGGGTTTAAATTTCAAAGTACGACTTCGAGGATCCGGAAGTGTTTCAACAGAGGCGAAAATTATTGATCTCGTCCGGGCATGCGGCGCATCGCTGAGCGACCTAAAAAAGATCACGATCGGTGCTGTGACCGGAGGGCCGTTCACGCATTTTGAAACAATCACCGGCGCCGGCGGAGGCACTGGAAAAGTGATCTGCAATGTGGCCAATGGCGTAACGACACTTTATTATGTCGTTCTCACTGGATTGATTGTTAATGGAGAGGTGGTCACTGGCGGAACTTCTGGCGCGACCGCTACCGTCGGATCAGCCCCAGCCGATGCTGGGCACGTGCTTTTACCGGCCGGACTAACAACAACGGTCCCGAGTTTAACTATGGCCTGCTATGAGGATGGTCTGAAAAAGTTAAAGCGCGGAGCACGCGGTGGGCTCAAGTTGACTTTTTCAAATGGTCAGCCGATTGAGTGTGATTTTGGATTTCAGGGAGTTGAAGCTGGGATTACTGATGTTGCTCTTTTGTCCGGGGTGGTTAATGAAACCGTTGTTGAGCCTGTTTTGCTGGGGGCGACGTTTACGCTCGACGGAGTCGCAATGTTATTCAAAACGTTGTCGATCGATCTTGGAAATACGCTGGCTCAACGTGAGGACCCCACTGATAGCCGAGGGATCAAGTCGTACTATATTTCCGATCGGAATCCGGTCGGTGATATTGATCCGGAGATGCTTCTTGTGGCCGGACATGATTTTCACGGGAAATGGTTTGCCGGAACCAAGATGGCCCTGGACCTTGCCTTTGGGGCTACTGACGGAAACAAGTTTCGATTTTTCGCGCCGCAAATTCAGTATACAAAGATCGACGATGCCGACAGGGACGGGATTCAGATCGCCCAGACATCGTTCAAGCTGTGCTCGAGCATCGATGATGCCGAGTGGGCGCTGTTATTGCTGTAATCATTGGTATAGGTATGTGGCGAAAATCCCGCGAGAGCGGGCCTGCCGGCGTTCCTGCCCGCCGGATAGCCACTCAAGACAGGAACGACAGGAAATCATTTTTAGGAGGACGTATGGCAACACGAGCAATTGACGTAAATACGGTGTTCACACATACACCGTCGTTTGACAATGACACAGAAAAAAAGTCTGTGATCCATTATAAGCAGATGGACG